AGCCCTCAAAGGTAGTGATAGACCCGACACGCTACGAGGCTACAGCTTAAAGCACTTAGTCCTAGATGAGTTCGCATTCCACAAGGAGGGAGTCTTCGATACTATTCTCCGGCCAGCTCTTGCAGACCGTAAGGGTACAGCCTTATTCATCTCCACACCAGAGGGACGTAACAGCTTCTATGACGTCTACAAGAATGGAGAGACGAATAAGACAGGCTGGAAGTCATGGCACCTGACGTCGCTAGACAACCCCTTGCTTGACCCCGAGGAGCTAGCAGCCGCCAAGGAGACTATGGCTGGGTGGCAGTACCGTCAGGAGTTCGAGGCATCATTCGATGCTAAGGGTTCTGAGTACTTCGATCCCGAGGCCTTTAAGTACTACAACGAACTCCCTAAAGAAACTTATGATTACTACATCGCATTGGACTTAGCTGGATTCGAGACAGACAGAGGCAACAAGACCAAGCGAAGAGACGACTCAGCTATGGCTGTTGTTGCTGTAGACTACAGAGGCACGTGGTTTGTAGAGGAGATCAAGTACGGTCGGTGGAGTCTAGACGAGACAGCCCAGAACATATTCGAGGCAGTCGCTAAGTACAAGCCCGTTAAGGTCGGAATAGAGAGAGGCATTGCACAACAGGCTGTGATGTCCCCACTACAAGACATAATGAGAAGAACAGCCAGAGTCTTCTACATCGAGCTATTGTCCCATGGTAACCAGAAGAAAGAAGACAGAATACTATGGGCCTTACAGGGACGACTAGAGCATGACAAGATTGAATTTAAACGAGCTGATTGGAACCTCGAAGTTGTGGATCAAGCTTCAGCCTTTCCTTCTAAACTCGTACACGATGACTTACTTGATGCCCTTGCTTATATTGATCAGCTGGCTCAAGTCCCTTATAGCAGCGGCCTAGACGTCCAAGACGACTACGAGCCATTCGATGATGTCGCAGGATACTAACTATGGATGATATATTTCAGGACGATGTAGAAGGACACAAAGAAGACCTAGCAGCTTGGGTCAGTGCTAAGGTACAAGAGTACCGAGACCACTACCAGTCTAACTACGCTGAGAAGCACGACGAGTACATGCGTATCTATCGTAACCAGTGGGCTAAGCAAGACAGCTCAAGAGACACAGAGAGGTCTCGGCTCATTGCCCCTGCTACGTCGCAGGCGGTGGAGTCCAACGTAGCAGAGGTAGAAGAAGCCACCTTCGGAAGAGGGAAGCTCTTTGACATCAGAGACGCGGTAGAGCAACAGGACAACCCACAGGCACTGGCTAATATTAACTACCTCAAGAACAAACTACACGATGACTTCGCCCTAGGACGCATACGCTCCTCTGTTGCTGAGGTACTTGTGAACGCAGCAGTGTTCGGCACAGGCATGGCTGAGATCGTTCTGGACGAGGTAAAAGAACTCAAGCCATCTGAGCGTCCTACTATGGACGGCGCAATGACAGAGTACGGCGTTGAGGAAACCTATCGTCCTCTCGTTAAACTCAACCCCGTAATGCCTAAGAACTTCTTGATTGATCCTTACGCTACCAACGTAGATGACGCACTCGGCGTAGCGGTAGATGAGTTCGTTAGTCGGCACGTTGTTGAGGAGCTACAGGAGCAAGGGGTATACTTAGACGTATACGTAGGTAACTCAGTAACAGATACAGAGATACAGATAGACCCCATGGAATCCCAAGAGGGTGACAAGATCCGTCTGACTAAGTGGTACGGTAAGGTCCCAAGGGAGCTACTACTGGAGCACGCTGACGAGGAAGACATAGAAGAAGAGAGTCACTACATAGAATCCGTTGTTGTATTAGCTAACGAGGAGACAATCCTTAAGGCTATGCCCAGCCCCTATATGTGTAAGGATCGTCCTATTGTGGCTTTCCAGTGGGATATTGTACCTAGTCAGTTCCATGGCCGGGGTGTCTGTGAGAAGGCATACATGAGCCAGAAGGCTTTAGATGCTGAGCTACGGGCGCGTATCGACGCACTTGCACTGACTACGCATCCTATGATGGCAGTAGATGCCAGCCGTATGCCTAGAGACAAGAAGCTAGAGGTACGACCCGGACGGATGCTACTCACTAACGGTAACCCCGCCGAGGTACTCCAGCCCCTTACGTTCGGCAACCTCAATGCTATCACCTTCCAGCAGGGCGCACAGCTCCAGCAGATGGTGAGTCAAGCAACGGGATCAGCCGACCAGAGCATGGCTCAGGTACAGAATGACGTAACCGCTGCTGGCATGAGCATGTCCCAAGGGGCGCTCATTAAGCGACAGAAACGTACGCTAGTGAACTTCCAAGAGAACTTCTTGATACCGTTCATCCGTAAGACAGCGTACCGTTACATGCAGTACGACCCCGAGAACTACCCAGCAGTGGACTACACCTTTGTTCCCTTCAGCTCCTTAGGCGCTATGGCGCGGGAGTACGAGGTAGCTCAGTTGAGTCAGATACTACAGGTCATACCGCCTGAGTCGCCTGCTCATGCTGCTATTGTCAAGGGCATTGTGGATCACCTCAACGTTTCTAACCGAGAGGAACTCATAACCGCTATCGAATCCGGGCAGCAAGGGCCATCGCCTGAGCAGCAGCAAATGGAACAGCAGCAACAGCAAGCACAGATGGGTCTCATACAGGGACAGATAGATCTGCTTACTGCTCAATCCATGGAAGCAGGATCACGGGCGCAGAAGAACCACGTAGAAACGCAGCTCATGCCGCAAGAGATGACCATGAAGTATTCGGACATCGACGGCGACGGCGCAGCAGACGACAAAGAGTTCGAGAGAAAGATACGACTCAGCGAGATGCTCCTCAAAGAGCAAGAGCTACAGCTGAAGCAAGACATCGAACTCGAAGGAGCCAAGGGTAAAGCAGAAGCTGAACTCATCAAGTCACTAGAACAAGGACTAAGCAATGGAGCAACTAACAATGCTGGCCCTTCTCAAGCGGCTCCAGCAGCAGCTCAATGAAGTAACAAAGAAGGAGGGACCTTCCGGGCCTGCAGGATCTAAGGGGCCAGTAGGTCCTAAGGGTGACGCAGGCTCATCCGGTAAGCAAGGCCCTCAAGGCCCTAAGGGAGACAAAGGATCTGATGGGCCTAAGGGCGCTGACGGTGCGGATGGCCCTGCTGGCGAGACTGGAGTAGGCGTTGAGAGCGTCTCACAGGCCGCTGACGGGGATCTAGTCTTTACCCTTACCGATGGCACCGAGGAAGTCGTAGAGTTCCCCCTAGGGCTTTCTACGGCCTCTGAGAGCCATACGGTGGTGGTGGCAGGCCAAGGACCGAACGGAGGCTCTCAGGGAGACAATGGAGACCCCGGACCTCAAGGACCTAAGGGAGACGACGGAGACACCGGACCTAAGGGAGACACCGGAGACACTGGACCTAAGGGAGACACCGGAGACACTGGACCTAAGGGAGACACCGGAGACACCGGAGGCATAGGCCCTAAGGGAGACACCGGAGACACCGGAGGCATAGGCCCTCAAGGACCTTCCGGACTTGACGGTACTAAGTGGTTTACTGACGCAGGTCCACCGAGTGCTGAGATAGGAGACAACAACGACTACTACCTAGATGGTACTAGTGGTTTTATTTACCTAAAGAGACCTTCTGGTTGGATACCTACAGGCGGGAGCCTAATGGGTCCTCAGGGCCCTCCGGGTCCTTCTGGATCAGGAACAGGCTTCAGTACAGAGGCCACAGCCCTAGGATATTCCAAGGGTGCAGGTCTAGCGGTAGAGCAAGGCTTACTGGCAGCAGACGGACAACCCGCTAAGACGGTACTAGCCGTTGGCCCTACGAACACAGGTAAGGTGCAAGGCTGTAGCTTAGGCGGTGGTAACGTGGTTGAAGTCTACGCCAGTGGTGCTGACTTCAACAGTGCTACCGTGCTGTACCGTGAGTTCATGGGTGCAGGTGAACCTATCTGCTTTACGGGTCTGAGTACCGGCGCAATCATAACGTCCACTCAAGGCTTCTATGGCGTTAGCGAACAGGTTCAGGGCGGTAACGAAAGCCCTATGCCGCTGCTAAGTCTAGGCTTGGCGTTCACAAGTACGTTTGTTTACTGCTTCCGAAACTCACAAAGCTTCCCCGGATCGGGTGCCAGCACAGGGCAGATCACGATTATTAACGGTGCTCTCCCCTCTACGGTGACATTCACTAGAAACGGCAACGAAGTTGGAGGTCAAGCCCCTAGAGACTTAGCCCCCTTTGAGGCTTGCTACTACTACAGTAACGCTAACGGCGAGTATTTAATCGAAGCTACAAGCCCTGTTATGGCGTGTGTTCAAGCCAACATGGGAACTAACCCGGCCTTAGAAGTGGGTGATCCGGCAGATGCTGGTCAACGATTCTACGACGCACGTCTCGTTATGCCGCTGACTAATGACGGTATTACATGGCCGCGATCTGGATTCGTGAGTGCGCCCTATGCGGGTACGGAGTCTAAGTATTACGTACGTGATGGTGTGACTGGGGACTTCCCAACAGTAAACCCCGGCTCTCCCGTAGACTTCGACGCTGGTGGCAGCACAGGCGCAAACGACTCGGACTACGAGCCTAGGGGCTGTACACGCCTAAGGGTAGCAGGTCTGGTATCAGCGTACTCTGGTGCTGACTCAGCGGGTCTTGAGGCATCGCCTATGATTCCTGTAAGCGCTATGTCTCAGGTTGTAGCTCAGCCTTTCACTATTGATGACTCAGGTGACGGAGGTAACTCAGGTGTTGCTATCGGTAGTCCCTACGAGGGAACCGCTAGGATTTACCAGTGGAACACAGCGACAGGCGTTGCTGACTTAGCCTACACAGTACCGCTAGGCAGAGGCACCACAGGGCAGGGTATAGCTCCAACGGCACCGGAGGATCAATACATCCCGTGTGCTGGCATGGTAGCTAACGAGACAGCACTTGCTTCTGATCCCTCGGTGGTTCAGTTAGAAGGTCAGTTAAACCCCGGCTATATCGTAGCTGATGTGCCTATTACGGTGGTTGCTCAGAATGCCAACCCGACCTTGAAGCCAACGATACGCTCTCAGAATGGCACAACCACTCAAGGGATTGTATCGGACGATGACGAGACTCTGATGCTTGGCTGGACGCCAGCGCAGAAGAGGGTCGAGATCACTGAGGATTCCAATGGATTTACCCGCAAACGAGTGCTTGATAACACAGGCACACCAACATGGCCTCTAACCTGAGGCTTTAACTAACGACCCTAAGGATAATCGTTATGAAAGATTTTGTTAAGACCAGCCAACTAGAAGACGTAATCACCCAGATGAACGGAGTCTTTAAAGTCCTAGAGGCACGAATAGATAAGCTGGAAGCCGAGAAGGCCAAGCCAGTTCTTTCGCGTGTCAAGAAGGATGATAAATGAAATTCTATGAAGACGCTAGAGATATGTTCATGTCTCAAGGCTGGAAAGACTTTATTGAGTCAAAGCAGGAGGACATCGAGAGTGCTCGGATTGAGAACATCTCTGATGAGAAATCCTTCTGGATGGCTAAAGGTTCCTTGTATATCCTCCACCAAATAGTAGGATACGAGAACTACATAAAGCACTTAGAGATGCAGGAGGGAGACGATGCGTAAGATCTTTGATGCACGTTGTTCTTCTTGCGACACAGTATTTGAAACGTTTGACAGACTCGACGCAATGGTACGGTGCGATTGCGGCGGGGAGGCCAAGCGGATCATAAGCCCCGTTCGTTCTTTGCTTGATGGCGCTTCAGGGGATTTCCCCGGAGCTGCTATTAAGTGGACTAGAGACCACGAGCGTAAGGCAATCAATGGTGGACAACGCTAATGCACCCACCTTTTAATTCCACAATCCTTATTGGACGGAGTATCACATGGCACGAATTGTAGACTTTGAAGTTGAAGGCGAAGACAACCAGAACCCAGAAGAGACTGTATCAACGGTTGACGAGATGGAAGCAGCGACGGCTGAATCTCCTGACGTTGAACAAGAGGTAGAGTCTCCTGAGGCTACTGATCTTCCTGACAAGTATCAAGGTAAAAGCGCTTCAGAGCTGGCAGAGATGCACAGTAATCTTGAAAAGCTCATGGGCAAACAATCACAGGAAGTGGGAGAGTTAAGGAAAGCTTTTGACTCTATGGTACAGGACAGTATTGTTACCCGTAACGTGGCGCAATCTGCACCGGAACCTGAAGTCGAAGACATTGACTTCTTCACTGACCCGAAGGCGGCTATTGCTAGAGCAGTAGCTAGCGATCCTACTCTACAGCATGCTCGTGTTGTCACGGCTGAGATGGCTAAGAAAGAGGCACTAGCTTCTCTCCAGACTTCTCATCCAGACATGCGAGAAGTTCTCTCTGACTCTAAATTCCAAGAGTGGGTAGGCGCAAGCAAGATCCGTACGCAGCTGTATCAGTCAGCGGATCAGAACTACGACTACGAGTCAGCTAATGAGCTTATCTCTCTCTGGAAAGAGCGAGCGCAGGTTGTTAAGCAGACAGCGGCTGTAGAGAAACAGGCACAGAAGCAAGAGATCAAGAAGGCCGCTACTGGTTCTTCACGCTCTAATCCTTCTGGTCAGACAACGCGGAAGACATATCGTCGGCGCGATATTATCGAACTCATGCAGAAAGACCCAGCTCGATATGAAGCTATGCAGCCTGAAATCATGAAGGCGTACGCTGAGGGCAGGGTTAAGTAAGCACTCTAACCTTTAAGGAATATTATTATGGCACTTGGTTCAACTCACGTAACTAACACAACCGCAGCTACTTTCATCCCAGAAATCTGGAGTGACGAGATCATTGCTTCTTACGAGAAGTCATTAGTTGTTCGTCCTCTTGTCCGTGCTATGAGCATGGTAGGCAAGAAAGGAGATACGGTTCACATCCCTAAGCCAGATCGTGGTTCAGCTAACGCTAAGGTTGCAGAGACTCAGGTAACTCTGAATGCTTCTGCTACTGACGAGCTAGTTGTTACTATCGACCAGCACTTCGAGTACTCACGATTCATTGAAGACATCACTGATGTACAGGCTTTGTCTTCACTTCGTAAGTTCTACACTGAAGACGCTGGTTACGCTTTGGCACTTAACGTTGACTCAGCTTTGATCGCTGAAGCTAACTCTGGCCTTACCGCAAAGCACGTCTTTACGGCAGATGGTCTGGGCGCTTCTGGTGGCGCTGCTACTGCGTTCAGTGATGCAGGCATCCGAGAAGCTATCCGCATCTTAGACGATAACAACGTACCCGGAGACAACCGTGTTATGGTTATCTCTCCTTCAGTCAAGCGTGACCTGTTGGGTATTACTAACTATATCTCTACTGACTTTGTAACTGGCAAGCCTGTTGAAACTGGGCATGTTGGTTCTTTGTACGGCGTAGAGCTATACGTTACTACTAACCTCACTGGTTCTGCTGGCGAAGCTAACTGTTTGCTTATGCACAAAGACGCATTGGTCATTGCTGAGCAACAGGGCGTACGTACTCAGACACAGTACAAGCAAGAATGGCTTGCTGATCTCTTGACGGCTGACACCTTATACGGTGTTGAGACTTACCGTCCAGAGAATGGCGTAGTTATCGCTGCTGCTGTATAAACAGGTGGCCCCTTCGGGGGCCGCTTTCTTCTGTTAGTCCATTGCCCAACAGTGGGCTTACACAAGAATTCAATTGGAGAAATTAATGTCCATTAACTATACGCCCATAACAGACTTCCTCGTTAAAGACACCCTCCCTAAAGAAGACCCAGATAAAGTAATCTTAGGTGCTGACTTCGACGGAGAGTTCGAGGCTATCTCAACGGCTTTCCTAGGCGCAGCTTCTGTATTAGATCCTACCTTCTCAGGTACAGTTACGTTCGACGTAGGCGTAGGCAACAGCCTTACTGTTGATACGCTGACAGCTAAAGACATTACTGTGACGGGCGTCCTGAGCCT